GCGCACGCCCCCCACCCGGTCGTGATGGCGGTTCGCCCACCAGCCGCGCAGGTCCTTGAACCGCCAGACCCACGGCTCATTATAGGCGTCGTCGGTGATCGGCACCCGGCGCTGCGCCGCGCGCGCCTCGTCCGACGGGTAGAACCAGTCATACCCCTCGCCGCCCGCGATATTCGATTGCAGGTAGCCAAGGTCGTGGATCGACGGCCAGTCCTGCGCGTCAAGGTGGTCATACCCCTCGCGCCAGTCGCTGAGCGGCATGTAATTGTCGATCCCGACGAAATCGATGTTCTCGTCCGCCCAGAGCGGATCGAGGTGGAAGAAGCGGTCGCCATCCCCCGGCTGATAACCGAAATATTCCGACCAGTCGGCGGCATAGCCGATCTTGACCTCCGGCCCAAGCAGGGCCCGCACCTCCGCCGCCAGCGCAATGAGTTGCGCCACCGCCGGAAAGCTGTTGTCCGCCCCTCTCACTTGCGTGAGGCTGCGCATCTCCGAGCCGATGCAAAAGCTCTCGACGCCGCCCGCTGCGGCACACAGCGCCGCCTGATGCAGAATGAAGCGGCGAAACGACCATTCGTCGGGGCCATGATAGGCCACCGGGCTTGCCTTGACCGCCCCGCCAAAGCTCAGCAGGTCGCGCGCGCCGGTGCCCGGCACGCCCACCGGCACCGCCTCGACCGGCGTCACCGTGAAATCCGCCGCCCGCGCCGTGCCGAAGAAGGCCGCCACCTCGTCCGCCGCCGCCGCCGTACCGTCGGGGCTGCCCTCCTGCCCCGGTGCCTTCGAGGTGGTGATCCGCCCCCGCCAGGGCAGCACCGGCTGATCGCCCGCCCCGCTCCACGGATCGGGCAGGCCGTTGCCCGCCATCTGCGTCATCAGGATGAACGGATAACAGAGCACGTCCTGCCCCGCCTGCCGCAGCGCCAGGATCGCCTCGACCACCGCCTGATCCGTGGGCGTGCCGCCATAGACCTCGCGCCCCTCGCTGTCGCGCGGAACCTCCTGCGCCGCGCCGCGCCCGAGGCCCGAGACCTGCCACGGCATGTTGGCGGCATCGAACGCCTTCTGCTCCACCAGCGGGCGGATATTGCACTCTCCGCAGCGCAGATCGTCGCCGAACCAGCTGACCACCAGCGACGTGGCCCGCACCCGTGGCAATTCCTGGGTCAGCGCCTCCAGCGACACGGCGAAGTCGCTGCGCGCGCCGGGCGTGTTGACATTGGCGAGGCCCTTGGAGCCAAAACCGAAATCCATCGTCACCGGCGTCGTGGCCAGCGCGTATTCGCCGGTGCCCGGCAGCATCGCCACGCCGCGCAACGCATGCACCGGATCGAGATCGGCCCCCGGATTGCCCTCCTGCGCCGGGCGGCACACCTCGAAGCTGAACTGCGGCACGCGCGTACCGAAGGGCGTGAGGTCCAGATCCTCGATCACCACATAGGCGGTGCCGCGATAGGCGGGCACGCTGCCCGCCCCCTCCACCGCCTCGATGAGCGGGTCGGGCAGCTGATCGCGGCTGCCCGTATAGACCCGCATGTTGAGATCGTCGGGCGCGATTTCGGTGCCGTCGGCCCAGATGCGGGCGACGCGGGAAACCTCGCCCTCGCACAGCGCCAGCGCAAGGCTCACCGAATAGCTGATCTCGCGCACCGTGGGCGTGGCGGGGCGCGGGCGGCCCTTGCCCCCGCCGCTGCGCCCCGGCGTGACGGTCACGCGCTCGCGGAATTCCGTGGCCCAGATCACCTGCCCGCTCACCCGCATCCGGCCATGGACCTGCGCGATGGCGTCGCCCTCGCCCGACCCGGTCAGCCGCAGCCGGCTCACCCGTCCGGTCTCGACCACCTCCGAGCCCTGCCCCAGCAGGCGCTGATCGATCGACCGGCCGATGACCGCCCCCGCGAAGCGCCCCAGCGCCACCGACGAGATGCCGAGGACCGACCCCCCGACCGCGCCGCCGAGGGCCGCCCCGGCCGCGGACAGAACTATCGTTGCCATGCTTGTCCCTCCTCAGGAAAGGCGAAGCGCGCCACGATCCGCCGCCGCCAGGGCAGGCTCAGCGCGCTTTCCACCACGCCATGCCCCGAATAGGCATGGACGAACCGCGCGTCCCGCCCGGCGCGCGTGCAGATGCCCAGATGCTTGGCCACCGCGCCATCGCGCATCCGAAAGAGGATCACGTCGCCCAGGGCCTCGGAGGCCAGCGGGCGCGGCCTCAGGTGGCGCAGCGCGGCGGCCCACAGCACCTCCTCGCGGGCGGGCTCGGACCAGTCCATCGAATAGGCGGGCGGGCGTTCGGGCTCTGCGCCCATCACCTCGCGCCAGACCCCGCGCACGAGGCCCAGGCAATCGCACCCCGCCCCCCGGCACGCCGCCTGATGACGGTAGGGCGTGCCGATCCAGCCGCGCGCGGCGGTGACGATATCCTCCCGCCGGGCGCTCATCCGCGACGGCTCCCGCCATCGAGGCGCGGCGACTTGGTGGGATCGGTGATCACCCAGTCATCGCCGGGAATATCCGGGAACCCCTGAAAATTCAGGATATTGGAGAACTTGAACTGACAGGTTTCGCGCCGCTTGTCACATCCCGCCTCGATCCGCAGCGCATCGCCGGGCACGACCGCCGCGCCCAAGGGATGCCACAGCTCGATCACCCGCGCGGCCCCTTCCATACGGTCGCGCTTGATCATGCCCTGCAACCCCCGCGCCGCGCCGCCCTGCACCTTCAGCACGCCATGGCGGAACCAGCCCTCGGCAAACCCGGCCATCTCCGCAAAGCGGAATACCCGGTTCTGCGTGACCTGCTCGGCCTCCCGCTCGGCCACATAGCCAGGCGTATCCAGATCGAAGGTGCAGTCGCGATCCCCCAGCACGGCGCTGCACCGCGTCTGGTACACCCGCCCCAGCGGCACGTTGAGCGCGTCCGTCAGGCCGCGCAATTCGGCCTCGAACGCCCCGCCCGCACGGCGGATATCGCCTACCGTCCCGGCAAAGATCACCATCCGCTGCGCAACGTCGCGCCAATTCACGATCCACGCCCGCACGCCCGCGCCGTCATAGCGCCCGGCCTCGATATCCTCCTCGCGGATCGCCGCATCCGACAGCGCGCCCAACGCCTCGGTATTGTCCACCGCCAGCCCGGTGCCCGCCGTCACGGCACGCGCGCTCATGCCCGTCTCGGGGCGGAACGCGATGCCCTCGAAGGCAAGCGCGCGGTCGTGATCGGTGAATCCCATCACCACCCCGTCGCGCCGCGTGAGCGCCCAGGCCCGGCAGGTGGTGCTCACCCCCGTCGCAAGATGCGCGGCCAGCGCCTCGGCCCCGGTCACAGCCGGATCTCCACCACCGGCACGCTCGGCACCTCGCCCGCCCGGAAACCGGCCATGCTCACCTGCAGACGGTCGGTATCGAAGCGCACCGGCACGTCGAATTCGTATCCGGCGGTCACCGCCACGTCGCGGTTGGGCGGCTCCGAAAACGTGACGATGCCGGTGCTGTCGTCCACCTCGTAATGCACGCCCTCGCGCATCTCGACCCCGCCAAGGCCGATACGCACGCTCCCCCGGACCGGCTTGACAACGGGGCGCCGGGCCTCCTGCGCGCCCGAACGATAGGTCTTGAACAACTGGAACGCGACGGTCGCATCGTCGCCCACCCCGATCCGCTGATCGTCGAAGGCGGGCGCGGCCCCGGCGCGGCCTGACTTGAAATCGCTCCAGTCCTTCCAGCGAAACCCGTAAAGCTGCCCCTGCCGCGCCTCGAAGAACGCGATCAGCGCGTCGATATCCTCGAGGCTGCGCAGCGCCACGCCCGCGTCATAGCGCCTGCGCGCCTGCGCCCAGGGGCTGTTGCGCTCTTCGTGTCCGCTGGCCAGCGCGACGATCTCGGTCAGCCGCTCTGGCCCGCCCACCGAGCCGAAACTCAGGATCGCGGGAAACCGTATCTCGTGGAAACCCATGGCTCTCTCCCCCTCAGCGGTTGCGCGCGCCGCGCCCGATCACGCGGCCAAGCTGCGCGGCGATCTGCCCGCCGCTGCGGCGAAAGCCCTCGACGTCCGGCGTGCTCACGTTCATCACCACGCTTACATTTCCGCCGCCCTGCGCGCGCACGCCCAGCCTGCCATCCGCGCCGCGCGACAGCGGCAGGATCGCCTCGGGCCCCGCCTCGCCCATCAGCCCCCTGCGCCCGCCGCGCATCGGAAACGTCACCGGCCCGCTCACCACGCCGCCATCGGCAAAGGGCATCACGCGGCCTTGTGCGAAACCGCCGCCGCGCCCGAAGGGCAGCAGCCCGCCCACCAGCGCGCCGATCCCCTGCGACACCAGCCCGCCCACCTGATCCGTCACCGGGCGCACCGCGTCGTTGAACGCGGTGTTGACCATCGTCGTGGCCAGCCGCCGCAGGCTCTCGCTCAGGCTGTCGCCCTGCACCACCGCGCCCCGCAGCGCGCCGCGCAGGCCCCGGCTCAGTCCTCGTTCGAGGCTCTGCACATCCTGTCCGGCGGCAGCGAACCCGCCCCGCACCCGGGACAGTTCCCCGGCAAAGGCGGCGGCCATCGCGCCCGCTTGCCCCATCGCGTCGTCCAGCGCCGCGACCTGCGTCTCCAGATCGTCGGCGCGCTCCAGCTCATCCATCGCTTAGCTCCTCTTCATGGTCGGGATAGGCCGCCAGCAGCGCCTCCAGCCCGTCGCGCCCCATCGGGCGCGCAGCCCCGCGCTCGCCCAGCATCAGCCGCAACTCGGCAGGCGTCAGCGCCCAGAACTCGGCGGGGCGCAGCCCCAGCCCCTGCACACCCGCGCGCATCAGCGCAGGCCAGTCGAACCGCGCTCTCACCCGCCTGCCTCCGGCAGCGCAAAGGCCCGTGCCAGAAGCTGCGCGGCGGCCCGCGCGGCACAGACCGGGCCGCCCTCGATCTCGGCGGTCAGCAGGTCCGCCGCGCCGCCCTCCCAGCCGCCACCGCGCAACCCCGCGACGATCACCGCCAGCACATCCCGCGAGGAAAACCGCACCTCCTCGAACCGCGCCACCAGATCGACGAGCGAATCTGCCCCCATGGCCGCCTCCATCTCGGCCAGTGCCCCGAGCGTCAGCCGCATCACCCGGCGCTCGCCCCCGATCACCAGCGCCACCTCGCCTGCCCAGGGGTTCGCCACGGCCCGGCTCACAGCGCCACGAAATCGAGCCGTCCGCCCGAGGCGAGCGACATCTCGTAAGTGGCCTCGCCGTCATGGGTGCCGCCATACTCGATGCCCGTGACCTGAAACGGCCCCTCGATGGTGCCGAAATCGGGGATGATCACCTGGAAATCCGGCATCTCCCCGTCAAAGAAAATCTGCCGCATCCGCGCATCGCTCGCCGCGTCGCGGAAAATGCCAGACCCGCTGATCGCGGCGGATTTGACGCCCGCCCCGGCCAGCAACTCGCGCCAGCCGCCCGCCGAGTCGAGGCTCGTCACGTCCACGCTCTCGGCGTTGAAGCTCACCCGCGTCGCGCGCAGCCCCGCCATCGTCTGGAATGTGCCGCCGCCATTGAGATCGACCTTGATGAGAAGGTCCTTGCCGTTCTGAACTGCCATCTTGGTTCTCCGTTGCTCAGGTCTCAGGCGCCGTCATCCACGCGCGCCCGGAATGTCAGGTCGATGCGCCGCCGCTGCCCGTCACCGCTGCGCCGGGCGCGCGCGCGCAGAAAGCCGAGCGACACGAGGAGCCCCCGGTCGAGGGCCAGCGCCGCGCCCTCCAGCGCATCGCTCACCGCCCCCGCCGCCTGCTTGGCGGCAAGGAATCCGGCCCCCGCGCTCACCACCGTGACGGTCACGCGATGCTCGGCCCCCGCCCCGGTTCCATCGCCGCGCTCGCGCGCATCCTCGGGGCCCAGAAGCACGTACAGGTCGGGCACAGCCCCCTGCGGCGCGGCATCATGGATCGCATCGCCCACAATCGCGGCCAGCGCCGCATCCGAGGCAAGCCGCTGCCAGATCGCCGCCTGAAGCGCCGCCGCCATGCCATAACTCATGCCACCACCTCCTCTTCGGCCCAGAGCGTCAGGTAGCCCGCGCCCTCGCGGCTCTCGGTCACCGACAGGATGTGAAACAGCCGCGCCCCGTCGCGCAGCCGCTGCCCCGGCACGGGGCGCGAGGGCGCGCCCTGCGGCGCGGCGCGCACCGTGATGCGATACCCCGCGCGCCCCAGCCGCAGCCCCTCGCCCACCGCATCGCGCCCGGTGCGCGCGTCGAGCGCCGCCCAGAGCGTGCCGCGCACGGTCCAGCCCTCCACGAACCCGCCCGCACCGTCGGCCACGCGCCCGGGCACCTCCAGCATCAGCGGGCGGTTCAGCACGGGCCGCGCCATCACCGCGCTCCTCCGCCCAGCAGGCGCACCTTGCGGTAGCGCTCGATCAGGCTCGCCACGCCGAACGGCATGCACCCCTCGCCCAGCGCGGTGTCGGCCCGGTGTTCGTAGTAATGCGCCGCAAGCAGCAGCACCGCCTGCGCCAGATCGGCGGGCAGATCGCCCCAGCCCGTGCCATAGCCCGCGCGGAACCCGATCTCG